CTGGTCGAGATCACGCAGCGCGCCATGTTCTTCACGCCGGCATTGATCCAGGTCGAGAACATGGTGCTGGAGAAAAAGCTGAAGTTTGACGGCAACCCGGTCATGACCTGGATGGTCAGCAACCTGGTGGTCAAGGTCAGCAAGTTCAACGAATTGAGAAGCCCGACCAAAGAACGGCCAGAAAACAAGATCGACGGACCCATGGCCATGTTGATGGCACTGGGCCGGGCGCTGGCCAACGATCAGGGCGACATCATTGGCCCCGACTACACACTGCCATCTACATGAACAGCATCACTTTCAACACCGCGCTTAGCATTGGCCTGGTATCGATCATGGTGGGCGTGGCGCTGCTGCACTCGGTGGGCGCGGCGCTGGTGGTGGGCGGCCTGTTCGTGGTCGGCATCACGCTGTTGCTGGCCCGCTGGGCTGGCGTGGCGTCTGGCAAGTAAAGGGCGCCATGTTCCTGAGCAACCTTCGCGCGGGCCCGGCAGACCCGGGGCACGACTTCTGGTTCAGCCCGGCCGCCGGTGGCACCGCAACGCAGTCCGGCACCATCGTGACCAGCGACAGCGCCATGCGCCTGAGCACCGTCTACAAGTGCATCAAGGTCATCAGCGAGACGATTGGCATGCTGCCCATGCACATGTACCGGTCGTCAGCCGATGGCAAGACCCGAGAGCGCGAGCGTGATGACCCCGTCGCGCGGCTGCTGGCCGTGCGTCCGAACGCCTGGCAGACGCCCATGCAGTTTCGCACCATGATGGAGGCGCACCGCAGCATGCGCGGCAACGCCTACGCGCAGATCGTGAGCGGGCGCAATGGCCTGCCTGAGGCGCTGGTGCCGCTGCACCCTGACCGCGTGACGCCCGAGGTGGCCAGCAACGGCCTGCCGCGCTACCGCGTCAAAAGCGCCAACGGGGTGAACGAAGTCACGATGGTGCAGGGCGAGATCCTGCACCTCACCGGACTCACGCTGGACGGCTACACCGGGCTGAACCCAATCCAGGCCGAGCGCGAGGCCATCGGCGCGGCGATCGCGGCGCGCGACTACGGCAGCCGCTTCTGGAACAACGACGCCCGCCCGCCGTTCTGGATCAAGATTCCTGGCCAGTTCAAGGATGCTGACGTGGCCAGCAATTTCCGCGACGACTGGCAGGCCAAATATGGCGGCAACAACCGCGGCCGGCCTGCCGCGCTCGATCGTGGCATGGAAATCCACGAGCTGGGCCTGAGCAACCAGGACGCGCAGTGGATCGACGCCCGCAAGTACAGCGATGTCGACATCTGCGGCCTGTGGCGCGTGCCGCCGCACAAAATCGGCATTCTTGACCGCGCCACCTGGGGCAACATCGAGCAGCAAAACATCGAGTTCGTCACCGACACCCTGCTGCCCCTGGCCGTGAGCTGGGAGCAGGCGGTGTCGCGCGACCTGATCGTCGATGAAAACCTGTTCGTCGAGCTCATCATGGAGCTGCTGCTGCGCGGCGACACCACCACCCGCTACGCCGCCTACGGCAAGGCCATCCAGGACGGCTGGCTGACCCGCAACGAGGCCCGCCAGCTTGAAAACCGAAACCCGCTCCCCGGCCTGGACGAACCCCTGCAGCCGCTGAACATGACCCCGGCCAACGCCGCTGCCAACCTGATCACGCCCGCACCGCCGCGCCGCCCGGCCCGCGCCGCGGCCTTGCTGGCCGCTTGTGTCGACCGTGTGGTGCGCAAGGAAGTGCGCATTCTGCAGGCCGCGCTGAAACCCGGCGGCTCGCTGGTTGCCGCCTTTGCCGGTCACGACCGCTTCGTGGCCGACGTGATGGCCGTACCCGCCGACGTGGCCGCTGGCTATGCCGCCGCCGCGCTGCAACGCGCCCAGGCGCTGCACGAAGCCGGCCACCTGTCGGCCATGGAGCCTGCCGACTGGACCGAAACACAAGTTGCTGCCCTGCTGCAGCTGGAAGGATAAACATGCTGCGCCTGCTCGCCGAGTTCTACACCACGCCCTGGGCGCTGGACCCCACCATTCACGCCCAGATCGAGATGATTCTGGAGCGCTGGGCCAGCGGCACGCGGCTCAACCCCGCCGAAATCAGCGCGGCCATCGGCACCGCTCCGCAGGCCGCTGCAGACCGTCGCGCCCAGGCCAGCAACGCCGGCGCCGGCAACATCGCCGTGATCCCGGTGTATGGCGTGCTCACCCACCGAGCGCATTCCGCGCAGCAGGTCAGCACGCAGATCACCAGCACCGAAATGCTGGCCAGCACCATCCGCGGCGCGGCCAACAACCCGGACGTGAGCAGCATCATCCTGGACGTGGACAGCCCTGGCGGCAGCGTCTTTGGCGTGCAGGAGGTGGGCGAAGTCATCCAGAGCTTGCGCGGCAGCAAACCCATCATCGCCGTGGCCAACGCCCAGGCCGCCAGCGGCGCGTACTGGATTGCCGCGCAGGCAGACGAGCTGGTCGTCACGCCCAGCGGCGCGGTGGGCAGCATTGGCGCCTTCATGAAACACACCGACGCCAGCGCCAAGAACGAGCGCGACGGCGTGAAAAACACCTACGTCTACGCCGGGAAGTACAAAGTCGAGGGCAACCCCGACGGCCCGCTTGAAGGCGAAGGCCTGGCCCATGCCCAGGCCATGGTCGACGGCTTCTACACCGCCTTCGTGCGCGCCGTGGCCAAGGGCCGTGGCGTGAGCGTCGAGACCGTGCGCGGCGAACAGTTCGGCCAGGGCCGCATGGTGCTGGCCAAGGACGCCGTGGCCAACGGCATGGCCAACCGCATCGCCACGCTGGACCAGGTGATCGCCGAGCAGATGAAACCCCGCCGCAAAGCCGGCGGGCTGCACGCCAGCACCGCCCTGGCCCAGATCGCCGTGCTGCAGGCCGGCGCCCTGGGCTAAAGACAGAGCAAGAGGGCTGACAGCACCTCACCGCGGGCGGGCCCGAAGGCCTGCCCGTGCAGCCCGACGGCTGCCGCTGTTGTTGAACCCCCGCCACCCGGCGGGTTTTGTTTTACTGACCATTTGAAAGAACCCCATGAACAAGCATTTGCAAGCCCTTTTGGCCCGCCGTGCAGCCGTCGTCAACCAGATGAAGGCTCTCACCGACGTGGCCGCTGCCAGCGAAGCCGGCACCCTCACCGATGAAGCCCGCGCCGAGTTCGACGCCCACAGCGCCACCATCGCCACCCTCGACGGCGACATTGCCCGCGTCAAGGCGCAGATCGAAGCCACGCGCAGCGGCGCATCGGTCGAAGTGCCGGATGGCCGGATCGAGACCAGCGACAACACCCGCGACGCCCCCACGCATGGCTTCCGCAGCTTCGGCGAATTTGCCATGGCCTGCGTGCAAGCGTCCGGCGACGGCGTGCGGGCTGACCAGCGCCTGCAGATCGGTGCCGCCAGCACCGCGCCCGGCTCCTACGGCAACACCGCCAGCGGTGCTGACGGCGGCTACCTGGTGCCCCCGGAGTTCAGCAACGCCATCGTCGAGACGGCCTATGCCCAGAACGACAGCTTCGTGCCGCTCACCGACAACACCCCGGTGCAAGGCAACAGCATGACCTTCCCCGTGGATGAAACCACGCCCTGGGGATCGTCCGGCATCAAGGCCTACTGGACGGAAGAGGCTGGTGCCAGCACCGAAAGCAAGGCCAAGTTCGACCCCGCCACGCTGCGCCTGAAAAAGCTCACCGCGCTGGTGCCGTTGACCGAGGAAATGCTGGCCGATGCGTCCGCCATCGGTTCCTATGTGCAGCGCAAGGTGCCCGAAGCCATCGCCTTCAAGACCAATGAGGCGCTGTGGAGCGGTTCCGGTGCCGGCAAGCCCAAAGGCTTCTATGCCGCCACTGGCCTGCTGGTCAGCGTGGCCAAGGAAACCAGCCAGGTGGCCGACACCATCGTTGCGCAGAACATCTCCAAGATGCGCGCCCGCATGGCCGCCCGCAGCTACCGCCGCGCGATCTGGTGCGTCAACAACGACGCGCTGCCGCAGCTGGACAACCTGCTGTTTGCCACCAGCGCCACCAACAGCGTGATCTACAAGCCCGAAGGCGGGCGCTTCGGCTACGGCACGCTGCTCGGGCGCGACGTGATGGTGACGGACTTCAACGAAACTGTCGGCGACAAGGGCGACATCGTCCTGGTCGACTGGGGCATGTACCGCACAATCACCAAGGCTGGCGGCATTGAGACGGCAACGTCCATGCACTTCTGGTTCGATCGCGGCCTCACCGCCTTCCGCACCCTGTTCCGCATCGACGGCCAGCCCGCCATCCAGGCTCCGGTGACGCCCAACAAGGGCAGCAACAGCCTGTCGCCCATCGTCACGCTGGACGCCCGCACCTGATAGGCACCATCCGCCAGCCTGACCGCTGGCGGAGCCTGATTTACCCCCTCAACCGGAGCATAAAATGCAAGCCAAACTCTCTGAAACCACGGCCGTCGTCGGCGTCATCAACCCCGCCACCGTGGCCAACACGGAAGTCTTCACCACCGTGGTGGATCTCGGTGCCATCCGCCAGGCCATGGCCGTCGCGATGATCGGCAACGTGCCCGCTGAAACGGTCGACTTCAAGTGCTACAGCTGCGACAGCGACGGCAACAACGCCGCCGCCATCACCGGCCGTGCCGCCACGCAACTGGCCGCCCACGCCAGCAACAACGACAACAAGCAACTGGTCATCAACGTGCGCGACGGTGACCTGATCGCCAGCGGCAAGCAGCACGTCAAGTTCGGCCTGGTCACCGGCGGCGCCACGGGCGGCCCGTGCGCCGTGGTCGTGCTGGGTGCGCCGCGCCAGGGGCCGGCCAGCGCCAATGACCTGAGCAGCGTCGCCGAAATCATCTGATCGATCAGATCCCGCTGCGTGAAGGGCCCTCCCGCTGAAAGGCGCGAGGGCTTTTTGCACAGCGCAACACCTTGCGCAACCTATCCCAACCGCAACCGAAAGACACACCATGGCCGAACTCATCGCCGCCGGCACCACAGAGGCCGATTCCGCCGACTTCACCCTGGCGTCGGGTGACCAGGCCACCCTGTTCCTGAAAGACGCCGCCGGCCCCCAGGTGCTGGCCGATGCCGCGGCCATCGTGCAGATCAAGAGCGCCGCGGGTGAATACTTCAGCGTCGGCGTGATCAACGCCGCCACCCCCGCCAAAGTCCTCGCCGCCCCCGGCACCTACCGCGTCAAGCGCTTGGCGGCGTCGGCGGCGTTTGGCGTCGACAAGGTCTGAATCACATGCTGCAAAGCCTGTTCCGCCCGGTGCTGCGCCCGATCATGATGGGCGTGATGGCCGTCACCGGGTCACGCCGCGCCTGGTCCCCCCTCGCCCTGTGGCCCAACGGCGAAGCCGGCGCATGGTACGACCCGAGCGACCTCTCGACGATGTTCCAGGACTCGGCAGGCACGACGCCGGTAACCGCTGCTGGGCAGCCGGTCGGGCTGATTCTGGACAAATCTGGTAACGGTCACCATGCGTCGCAGACCACCAGCACGGCGCGCCCCTTGTTTCAGATCGATGGATCTGGAAACGGGCATCTGGTTTTCGACGGCGTGGATGATTACCTGAGCACCGCAGCGATCGACCTGACGGGGACGGACAAGGTGACGGTGTTCACCGGGATTCAAGCAGATTTCTCAGGCTTAAACATGTTCTACACGATCCCGCTTGCCTATCCGCCAGCGAACGGCTTTTGTGCCTATGGTGAAGTATTGCCATCAAACCACCGGCTGCATTTGAGCATGAATGGCGATGTGTATTACGACGACACGGTATCTAAAGCAGAAAACAAAGTGTTGACGCATGTTTACGATAGGTCTGAGACAACTTTCATCGACCAGTACGGTGCCAGTGAAAACGGAGGCGTGATGGGTCTTGTGGCTAATGACTTTACGCTCAGTACGGGTAACTTCGGAAACCAGCCTTTATATATTTCAAGTTCGTCATATCTGTTCAAAGGCAACATCTACTCCCTCATCATCGGCGGCGCTCTGTACGACGCGGCGACGGTCCTTGCGGCAGAGACCTGGGTGGCTGACAAGACGGGGGTGACGTTGTGATACACCGCACCATCATTATTCCAGCATCGGTGCAGCCCAACGCACGCGCCCTGTGCAAGGGCTTGGCAGGCGTCGCAGGTGACGGCATGTTCACCACCGGGCTGTCTGCCACGGGCAAGGCACCGGCCACGCACTACATTTCGTCCGGCCCCATCAGCCATGACATGGCCGCGCTGCTGCCGTGCAAGACCGTCACGCAGGACAAGGACGGCAAGGCTGTCGTGACCACCGCGCCGGGGATGCCTGATGCCGTGCCTGCGCTGGCGACCAAGGCCGGGATCAGCACGACCAAGGCGAAGATCACCGCTCTGTATGCGTCGATTGATGTGAGCGACCAGCCGCCGTTCGAGGCGATGGCCCGGCTGGGCTTGAAGATGGTGCAAAGGCCGCTGCCATGACGCCGTACCACTGGTTTGCTGCCTTCGTGGTCGTCAACGTGCTGGACGCTGGCTTGACGCTGTACGCGCTGCGCCAAGGGGCCACTGAGGTCAACCCGCTGATGCGCCTGGCCATGCGGGCGATGCCTGCCACGGTGGCGTTGCTGATCGTGAAGGGCGCGTACGTGGTCGCCGTGGGCG